AAATATAAAGCGTATGGATATTGGTTAAAATTAGATAATTCTATTAATTTATCTATCGAAGATGTTGCTAAACTTTATAATAATCAAATTAAAGGAATAGAAGATAATAAATTTATTCCTCATTTTGCTACTTGGTTATCTCAAAGAAGATGGGAAATAGAAGATGAGAATAATCCAATTCCTGATTTAATTGATAGAATGGTCAATTTAGGTTATATACATAATGGTCAAGATGGAAACTTTGAATTATTTGAAAAAGATGGTAAAAAATATAAGATGGATATATTCGATGAAAAACATCAAATTCAATTAGTTCAATGAAAAAAATAAATAGCGTTATAGTTAATAAACAGAAATACTATTTACACAAAATAGAATGGGTCGATATTTTTGGAGATGCTGGGCATAGGAGTTATGATGGATTAGCGAATATGCAACCAGCGTCTAAAACAACATTTGCATTTATCTTCAAAAAGAGTAAAAAGTTTATACATACGTTTAGTACATATGATAATAATGAAGAAGAATTTTCAGATTGTAATGTTTTTCCTATCGGTGTAATAGTTTCAATGAATAAAATAGAAATATGAAATTAGAAGAAATAGATATTAATCTAATTAAACCATATAAAAACAATCCTAGAGAGATACCCATAGAATCTGTAAAAAAAGTAGCAGATTCAATTAAAGAGTTTGGAAATAACCAACCTATTGTAGTAGATAATGAAAATATTATTGTAGTTGGCCATACTAGATGGAAAGCGTTAAAACAATTAGGCAGAAGTAAGGCATATATTGTTAAAAAAAGTTTTACAGAAAATGAAGCTATGGCCTATCGTATTATGGATAATCGTAGTGGAGAGGGTTCAAAATGGGAAAAAGAACTTTTGAAGAACGAACTTAATATATTAAGAGATAAAGATTTTAACCTTGATTTGACAGGCCTGACTTTTGATGAAATAGAAAAATTTACAGATACATCGCCAATATTTGAGCCAACTAACGATATTATAGCAGATATAAATACAGAAGAAATTACTGCACCTATATCAACAGTAAAAATGGTACAGCTATTTTTTAATGATGAAACTGAAAAAAAATTCAGGGGTATGGTTAAAGAATTACAATCTGAATATAATAAAGATAATATAACAGATACAGTATTTGCAATCGTAGAAAGAGAATTTAAAAATTATAAAGACGAAACAGCAAAATGAAAACGATTCACGTAAAACCTAAACTATCTGATGAAGAAATTAAAAAATTAGAGGGAAAATTTTTAGATGAATCTTATATAGACCATTTAATAAATGATGACACAATAGTTTATAATGAAAAGAACGAGCCATTAGTAGTTTTTAGAAAAAACTGTATTCCTAGTAATCACATTAAACTTGCTTATCCTGTACTTAAAAAGGCCATAGGAAAGACTAGCAATCGTGGTAAAGCTGGTGGAGATCATAATTTTAAAGTTGGAGATGTCGTAGATGGTTCAGTTGTTGGTAAAGTATTAAGTGGTAATAGATTTGTACCTTTAAAAAGAGATGGAACTTTGTCTAACTCTCCTAAATCAAAAAACGTAGATTCTAGTATTATTGGTTATGCTGATAGATACCCTAGAATACCATATTGCAGACAAACAGCTTTTACAGAAAAAAATTTTGATATTTATAAAAACGCTTTACCTTATATACAAAGTATTTCTAAAGTATTTGAAGAAGCATTACCAGAAAGATGGGCTAATCAAAAGGCACAATGGGATAAAACAAGTAAAGATTTCAGAATACACGATACAGTATTTACAACTATAACAGTAAATAAGAATTTCCGTACAGCTTCACATTATGATAAAGGCGATCTAAAAGAGGGTTTCGGAAATTTAGCAGTATTACAAACAGGAGATTACACAGGTGGTTATACTGTTATTCCTAGATATGGAGTAGCAGTTGATGTTAGAACTTGTGATGTCGCTTTGTTTGATGTTCACGAATTACATGGTAATACTGAAATTAAATCAAAACAACCTTATGAACGAATATCAGTTATTTGTTATTACCGAGAAAAAATGATTGATTGTGGAACAGCAGAGGAAGAACTTAATAGGATTAAACATGCTCGATAATTTTATATACAGAAAAAATACAACTGACGAAAACGTAATGAAAGAAATACTAGATAAACAAGCATATAGAAAAAAGAAACTTAACTTTGGAATAAGTGAAGATGATGTATGGCTTGATGGGGGTGCTCATATTGGGATTTTTGGCTTATACGTAGCACAGAATAAAGGTAAAAAGGTTTATTGTTATGAGCCTGAAACAGAAAATTACCAAATATTACAAAAGAACGCCTCAACAATTAATTCAACTTATAACACTCAAATAGAGTGCTTTAAGTATGCTATTAATCAAAATGGTGGTACACATCAATTTACTATCGCACCTAATACGTGGCGACATTCTCTAATGACACACTATAAGAAGAAACTACCAACAGTAGAAATAGAGTGTAAAAAAATTGACGACATATTATCGACATATTCTGACATAAATGCGATTAAGTTAGATATTGAGGGGTCTGAACTAGAGATATTTGATTACGAACACAATTTTGCCAACATTAATAAACTTGTATTCGAATATTCTTTTACTAAAGATAGAAATATGGATAACTTCTTTAGACGTGCTGATATACTTTCAAAACATTTTCACGTGGATATTCAAAAAAGTTACTACAATCAAAAACATCAGGGTAAAGAGGGTTTTTGGGGTGGATTTATAGATTCTATTGTATATTGTGTAAGGAAGTAAAAAGGACATAATGGCAAGACCACTTAAAAAAGTTGATACAGAGGCTATTAAGAAATTAGCCCAATTACATTGTACTTTTGACGAGATTGCAGAGTTTTCAGGAGTTTCGACAAAGACATTACAACGTAATTATGTCCACCTTATAAAAAAGGGTCGAGAGATGGGCAAAATAAGTTTAAGACGTGCACAGTTCGAGAAAGCATTGGGTGGCAATGTTGTTATGCAGATATGGCTTGGAAAACAGCATTTAGACCAACGAGATAAAATAGAACAAACAACGTACAATGAGCCATTACCATTAATCATAGAAGCAAAAAATGTCACAGAAAAAAAAGGGTAATGTGTATGGGGCAGTTATTGTCTATTCTAAAACTTTTAAAGGTACGTCTATTGGCAGACGTCCTATAACTTCAACAATGAATAAAAACAAACGCAGACAAAGAAAGGCGAAATATCGTGGACAAGGAAAATAAAATAGGGGAAAATGTTAATCTTAAATTAAGATTAGAAAAAGATAAGATGAAAGAAGAATTAGAGTTAGTTAAAACTCAAAGAGATATTGCTTTAAGAAAATTAAATAAAGCACTAACAATAGCAAAAGATTTAAGAAAGTTGGTGGAGAGTGGACAATAAACGAAGTAACTTTTATCCTAATGGAGAAATAATAGATTATTCTCTACCTCAATCTTTTCATAAAAGTATGAAACCTGAAGCGTGTGGAAACTGTGGGCTTTACAGTAATAAAAGATCGTTCTGTGGTAGGTGGGGCAGTAAAGGAGTTAAAGATACTTATGTTTGTCACGAATGGAGAAAAAGGTTTTTTAAGAGATAGTTTTGTGATATTTATGCCATATGGCTAAATACAGAGGACGTACAGTTAAGTTAAATAAAATCTCTAGAGGAGATGTTAAGAAGTTTAAAGTTTTCGTGAAAGACAAGTCATCAGGCAGAGTTAAGAAAGTAAATTTTGGCTCTAAAGAAATGTCTATCAAGAAACATATCCCAGCTAGAAAACGTAGCTTTATGGCTCGTATGGGTGGAGTTCTCAAAAAAGTAAGAGGCCAGAAGAATTTAAGTCCAGCTTATTGGAGTATTAGGTCTTGGAGATAATTATGGATAAGTTTTTTTATACAGTATTTGGTGCAATAGATAATATAATTGCTTGGATTGAAAGTAAATTTAAAAGTAAGAAAAAGAAAAAGTAATTTATGAGGATAACAAATATGAACTATTATTTTACAGGTGGAATAATCATAGCTTTTGTTATATTAACATTTTTGGTAGCCCCATTATGAAAGTATCAGAAAACACATCAGTAGCAATGCCAATTAAAAATATGATTGGTATAGTTATAGCAGTAGCAATGGGTGTATTTGCATATACAGAAGTTACAGCTAGACTTACATCATTAGAAACTTCAAGAGAATTATTTGAAAATGATTTACTTAAAAAATCTGAACAAGTACCGACAGACCAAGAACAACATTTTCTTTTAGAAGACCTTTATAAAACAGTAGAGAAATTACAATCTACCCAAGAAATGAATATGACTAATAAAGTTAATATTGAGTTTTTATCTAAACAACTTGAAAAAGCATTAACTGATATTGAAGAATTAAAAGATAAAGTTAGAAAGAATGGTAGTCATTAATGGCTTTGAGTATTTTATTTATATTTTTAATTTATTCTTTTGTAATTTTATTGTTAATAAAATGGGATAATGAGGAAGTTTAATGGAGATTGTAGTAGCATTATTAATGATAGTAAATAACGAGATTAAAGAACATCGTATTCAAGAATCTATGTCTGAATGCTTGAAAGGTAAAAGAGTTGCAATGAGATCGAATAAAAATAACAACATTCAGTATCAATGTATAAAATCTAAAGCAGAACTAGAAGATAACATTGATGGCAGTAAATCAATTAAAAAACTTATACTAGAATAATGAAATTTATTTTAGCATTTTCTATTTGTTCTGCAATCACAGGATATTGTAACAATACAATGACTATTGATAAACAATTTAACACTTGGACAGAGTGTGTTATAGGTGGTAGTCAATTAACTATTGCTTATGCAAACAAAATGGAAGAAAAAGTAAATAAGGATAAATTATATATTACTTATTTCTGTAATGAAAATATCGTTAACAAAACACCAACATAAGGTATCATCAAGCAAAGCTAGATTCAGAGTTCTTGTAAGTGGTCGTAGATTTGGTAAAACTTATTTATGTATTACTGAAATGATGAAGTATGCAACACAAGTTAATAAAAAGATTTGGTATGTTGCACCTACATTCAAAATGGCCAAAGAGATTGTTTGGTCTAAATTAAAAGAAATGTTATCAGAGTTTAATTGGATAGAAGATATTAATGAATCTAATATGACAATCACAATAAAAAAAACAGGCAGTAAAATATCATTAAAAGGTTGCGATGCTTACGATAGTTTAAGAGGTGTTGGATTAGACTTTTTAATACTTGATGAGTTTGCTGACATTGATGAAAAAGCATGGACAGAAGTTTTGAGAGCGTCTATATCTGATACAGAGGGCGATGTATTAATGTGTGGGTCGCCAAAGGGTTATGGTAATTGGTCTTATCGTATGTATCTAAAAGGCCAAGATCAAGACAAAGAATGGGATAGCTTTCAATACACAACCTTACAAGGTGGTATGGTTTCTAAAGATGAAATAGAACAAGCTAAACAAGATATTGACATAAGAACTTTTAGACAAGAATTTGAGGGAACATTTGAGAACTATGCTGGTAGTGTTTATTATAATTTCCACCCTGTTGAAAGTGTAGTAGATAAACAAATAGATTGGACTAAACCATTACATATTGGCATGGACTTTAACGTAGATCCAATGAGTGCTTGTGTAGGCCAAATAGAAAAAGATAAAATATTTTTTCTTGATGAAGTAATAATCTATTCTTCAAATACAGATGAAATGGTAGAAGAAATTAGAAATAGATATGGAACTAAAATACCTATATTCATTTATCCTGACCCAGCTTCAAGACAACGTAAGACGTCTGCTGGTGGAAAGACAGATTTAAGTATCTTGCAAAATGCTGGTTTCAAAGTTAAATGTAAATTGAAACACCCAGCAGTTAGAGATAGAATTAATGCTGTAAATAGCAAACTAAAAGATTCTAATGGTAATAGGCATATTTTTGTTTCCAAAACTTGCAAAACTATTGTAAAAGGATTACAAAGACAAATATACAAGGAGAATACTAATATTCCTGATAAGGAAGATGGCTTTGATCA